TTAGATTGCTTGAGATGCATCTTAGATGCACCTTTTAATTCTTTAACTATTTTTTTAATTTTACGTTTCATTATTTTTTACCCATAAGTTTCATAGCTTGACCCGCACCTTTGATACCAAATGAACTGGATACAGCTATAAATAATAAATACTGATACCAGTCTGGTAAAGTGTTAAGAACTTCAAATCCTGCTCGTACATGTTCGGTAAGTGACGGAATGAAGACTAAAATTGCGGGAGCTAACAGGACAACTAAAGCAAACTCGTCCTTCCAGGATCCATCAGTATTATCAGCCATAGATTTTTCCCACTCGACTTCACCAGCTGCAACTCGTTCTGCAACTTTGGCTTTAGCCATGACCGTAGCTATTTTGGCTTTTCCTTCTGCCTTCGTTTTCTCGACCTTATTGTCCATCCAGCTGGTCGCTAGATTTGCAATGGGCCCAATTAACGCTGCGAACATTTGCAATCCTTTTTGACAAATCTATTATCAACCCAAACTTTACCATAGTATAAAATAAAAAGCCACAGTGTAAAAAGTGCTCCTTCTATATAAGATAAACTATTCCATGCATCTAATATTGTATTTTCCATTTTAATCTCCTATTTAGCTATACTTCTTAAACTTTCCATCACCGAATCAATTGAGGGCTCGGTACTATTGGGATCAAGAATACATTTGTATTGGCGTGGGCATCCATTTGCTATGTCTGTAAAATCTAATGTAAACGTCTTTTGAGCTCCTTGATAGATACAAGCCATTTTATCTTTATACACTTTACGTTTCTTTAATCGACAAGTGGTATAGACGGGCTCAACTATTTTGCCTTGCCATATCTTTTGTTGCCTCGTGTAATCTTTTGCTTCGGCTCGTTTAATCCAAATAGAAGTCACTACTGTAAAGAAACCCACTATGACTGCAAATAAAAAGATCCAACCAATTATTTCTGCAATTTGTTTTCTCAACGCTTGCTGTTTATATATGGTTCGTTGACGCTCTTTCCTAATCTCTCCTTCCATCTGAAGTAATTCATCATAAGCGTGAGGCCCTATCGTTAAATTTAAAAACATCTTTAACTCATAGCGTTGTTCTTCTAATTTTTTCTTAGCCGAATAAGCCTGTAGTGCTGTGGCTTCAATACTTCCTGCACCAAAGACTTTACCAAATATTCCAGGGTTCTTTGCTTGTTTTTCAGCGTTATCTATATCCGATGAGGCTCCCATCCACCTAGTTAAGTCACCAGACATTTGTTCTAAGTCACGACCAACAGCAAAACCCTGCTTGATTGCAGAAAAAGCTTTGCTTGCCACACCTACGGCTATTGATATAGTTACTGGATCCATATCCAGATTATATCATAACTTATTTAGGTTTGTTAGTCCTTGCATTACTTGCAGCCTTTGAAGCTGCTGCCGTATTAATACGATATATATTCACATCGTTTCTATCGTCAGCAATACCTTCTTGTAATTGTTGTCTTTGTTGAGCTAACTCGTAAGCCTGTTGTAATTTAGCTTGATTGATTTGAAAATCCATCTGATCATTAGTTGTCTTACGTTCTAATTCAGCCGTGTCATTCTCTAGCTCTTTCTTTCTAATCTCAACCAAAGGATCTTCTGGCTGTGGTGGTTGTAGTGATGGTATTATCTCATTTAATATCTCTCCAACCTGCTGTGCAATAGCTGCATCAACGGCTGCTGGATCCATTTGAGGAACAGGTTGACCAGCCATTTGACCAGCTTCCATTGATTTTTGAAAAAACGTAGTTACCTGATCACGAGCCATCATACCCACATGTTCTTGCACATGAGCTTGTAACATAATGTACCCTTGTGGATTTGCTTGTGCCGCAGGAGTTGCTAAGAAAGAAACGTGAGCACGAACATGAGCTTCATGATCCTGTTGTTGAAACACTTGTAGTGGCATATTCTTCATACCATTACCATTCTCGGTCGCTGGATCAATTGGCTGTGGTTGTTGCTTTTGTGGTAAAAGAGCATCGATATTTTTAATATCTAATGCATCATACATCCTTCTATACGCTTCATGTATATTATGAATCTCTGGTGCCGCTTGTGCCAGCTGTAATTGCGTCTGTGCAAGCGATAATCGTTGTGCCATAGAAAAAATATTAGGGTCGGATACTGGAAGTATGTCCACACGACCATCAAAATCAGCTTGCATGGTCTCTGGGGGCACATTCCCAACAAAATAAGGGTATGGAACAGGATTTTCACTAAAAATCTCCGCTAACATACGAAATTCCTGCTTTTGAGCGTAATGTAAACGCTTATGTATAGCAGAAATGATCTTAGAGCCCTGTTCAATCAACGCAACAGTCGTTCCAACGGGTGCATTTGAGTTCATGTCGGCTACTTTTGCGTCTGCAACCTGTGCAAAACGTCTACCAGAATCAACAACCACACCTAAAAGCTGTGCTAACGTAGCTGAAGGCTCTTTATAGGGGAGTGGGATGATTGAGTTCTTGAGATCTCCACCCGGTACATCGATATCTCGAAACTCCCCAGGATTAAGAGGCTCATCATCATTACGAATACGAACACCACGAGCCTTAAAGCCCGCTGGAAGATTCGATAACGTACCGGCATCAATCAGCTGTCTTAAAATTGAAGTCGCTGCACGGGATAAACCCCCGATGGTGTGTAACAATCCAAAACCATAAAAGCCAAACCCTGGTAAAAATTTAAAATGCGTAAAATACTGCCTCTTTCTTCTTAATGGGTCTTCTTCTCTAAAGTTTCTAGAAATTGATAACACTTTTCCAGAACTCTGATCAATGGTGACAATATAAGGGAGCATAATACCTGAAGGATTCCCCTCCATATCCATGTCTTCAAAACCTTCCAGATCCAAATCCATATGGCATTCCAATAAGGTATAAGAGTCATCAGAATAGTTTGGACGTAGTCCCAACAACTCATCAGCACGTTCTTGGATAGCTCCATCATCTTGACCTTCATCCGATTCAGATAATTCAACATCTCGATACACTCCTGCTACTTGTAGTTTACGAATGTCATTGTACGACATTCTAACCACATGTGTCACCCTCTCCGCTGTTCTTAAATCAGAAGCCGAATACGGTACAACCATATCCTCGGCTGGTACAAATTTAGAAACTGCCCTTTGCTTAGTCTCGTCAAAATATACTTTCTTAAAGGTAGAACCAGTTAAGGGCAGATAAAATAACATTTGATCGGTGTCAGGATCATACTCCTCCATGATCTCTGTAATTTGGTAATTCATAAAATCTTCAACACGCTGGGCTTGTGCTTCAGTTTCCTTGGTCGGTGTTCCAAGAACCTGGGCTTTTACAGGACCACCACTTGGTAACATCTCTTTATATGATTGTGATTGAAATTGCGTAACCGCTTCAGATAGTAAGGGGTGCGTTACACCACTGGCCCCCAAAAAAGGTTCACTTCGATCCTCATAATTTATTCCTAGTAACCCTAGACCCTTGGCAATGGCTTCTTCCCAATCTTCTCTTGACTCCAAATCTTCACGGAACTTGGCTCTAATGTCTGATGAAAGATCTCCCAAAACTGAGTCGTCAAGAACCTCTGAAAGATTGGCTGCATGATCATATTCTTCTGCTTCAACTTCAACCTCTTCTCCATCAGATAACTCGATGCCTTCTGGTAATAATTCTTGAGTGTCTTCTAATTCAATATCAAGACTATCTTCTTCAGGCATCATTTGACCCCCCGCCCCCATTGAGCCTTCTACCATACCTGCTATTTGTCTAGGTTCTATCGCCATTATGTTATCCTTGTTTTTTTACTTTTTGTAGGAAGCATACGATCCGAAAATCGGTTGGTAACGCTTTTACCCTTATTTTTTTTTATGGGTTTTTTCTTAGCCATTTTTTTTCTTAATTTTTGTTTTTGCTTTTGCAGCTCTTTCTTTTTCTTGTTTTAAGGTAGGGACGTTACCTTGACCTTTGTACTTACTTCCTCTTTTTACTCTAACAATATCTGCTAAAGTAGTGTTTAACTTGGGAGAAACTTTTTTACCTTTCATAGCAGCTTGTTCTAATCTTCTTGTGCTTTGAATACTTTCCAACATAGGAGTTTCTTTTTTACTTCTATTTTGTTTTCCTATTATTCCAAGTTCTTTTTGTTTTTTTGTTCTTATTGTTCTTGGTGCCATTTTATTATCCTTTAGTAAGTTCCCTTAAACATTCCACCACGGTTTTTAAGTACCCCGCCCATTGCTTTTTTAACTGTCGGTCCTACGTCTTTAGGCTTTTGAGGTTTGTATTTCTTTTTTTTATCTGTGCCTTTTCCATAAATTCTGCCACCAATATGTATCTGGTCATAGTCACTTGAATCAGATGCTTCAAACTCATCATCAATTATTCTTGCCAAAGCTCTTGCTGGATTTTTTTTATCTTGGTTTCTTGTTTTTCTACTTTTTTTGTCGCCTTTTATGTTATCTAAATTTTCTCTTATTTTACGACCAACTACACCTTTAAGAACAGCGTCCTCTTTTGTTCCTGTTAATTTGCCAGTTACCCCATAATTAGTTTTACCCATTTTATACTCCTAGTAGTATTCTCTTGCCCTACGAGGATACCAATCTTCTGGAATTTCCTCACCTTTTAAATCTATAAACCCGCCTTGCCTAAAACGCATAACTGCCATTGTCATACTATCACAATAGTCATCATGATCGCCAAAAGGAAAAGATGCAACTTCTTCTATAACATCTTCTGCAAATTTTTCTCCTTCAGGATACCATACTTTTCCCGACTCGAAAATAGGGGACACCATATGCATCCTCATAGTCTTATCTACACCACCTCCACCCTTTCGTCTACCAGGACTAAACGTAGTAACCGGTAGATTTATTTTTCTGAGTTCATCAGCAAGTGGTTGACCAGACGCTTTCGCCTCAATTAAAATCATATCGGGTTCCCAGTATTCATTTTGCTCCACAGCGATTTCTTTTAGCTCTGGAAAATTCCAACGTCCCTTTGTGGCGTTTAACATTATTATATGCTGGTCGCCATCTTCTCTTGGCTCAAATACGCCCCACGTTGTTATAGCCGAATAATCAGCAGATTCTTTTTTACTATAAGCCGTATCATAAGATTGTATTATATAGTCCAATCTCGGAATTTTTTCATGCTCCCACGTTTGCCACCAATCCCTCTTAATCATCGCAACAGCTTCAGACGTAGGATTCTGCTGCCACTGTGCATTCCACTTGACCGGGGACAGTGATGCCTTGACCTTTAATAATTCATCCACTTCCCAAAACTCGGGCCATAAAGCTTTATCATTTGGAAGTATAGCTGGAAATTCAATTACCTCCCATTGATCTGCCATACTGTCCATTGCCATATTTTGAACTAAGCGACCCGTCAAATCTTTTTTAGACCATCTCGTCTGCACAATTATAATGGTACCCCCCGGTTGTAATCTCTGACGGGGACCAGAAGTGTACCACTCATATGTATTATCATAAGCAACCGTGGACAATGCATCTTGTTCCGAGTGCGGATCATCAATGATCAACAAATCGGCACCACGACCAGTCATTGCAGCACCCACCCCGGCTGCAAAATATTCCCCACCAGCACTAGTCTCCCAACGACCTGCAGCTTGGCTATCCGGTTTCAAGTCCGTTTTGGGGAAGATCTCAGCATATATGGGATCGGCAATGAGATCTCGGACCTTCCTAC